AAACTCATCATATGTTGTTCCTGTAATTACTTGAAAATACTCAATGTCACTTGAGAATTTATAATTAGTTGTTTGAGCACTTGACGCACCACTCAACACATATTCAACAGTTTTTAGTACCTGTGTAGTTGGGTCAGCGTAATTAACTTTAATTGTTTGACCTTGTTTGGTTGTTCCTGTAATACCCGTAGCATTACCTGTTGAAACCGCTTTAGGGTTAGGGTCATTTGACAATTGTGTTTGTTGAAAACTTAATAATTGTCCTGAGGTTAAATTTGATGAAATACCTGGTTCAACAAATAAAACCATAATATTATCATAGTGAAACAAATTAGGATTTGTTCCATTTAAGTCCGGTTCAACAACAACTTTTATTCTATTTGACCCAGCATATACATCTGAATCAAAGTATTTTGATTTTAAGTTAAATTTATTAACTGTTTCCCAAATTGGTAAGTTATCAATAAAACTATAACCACTATCTTTTGGTTTATATAACGGAGTTTTTAACGTCGCATTATTTGCACCTAAACCACCCAGTGTTTTTTGTAACACATCATCACCCGAAATCCAATTTGATGTTGTAAAAAATTGGGCATTTGATGATACTATATCAGTTAATGAAGTTTGTTCAGCATTGTTTACTGATGGGTTGGTTCCAGTCTCTTCACTATTACCACAATCACATAATTGACAATCAGGATAACTTATATTTGGTAGTGTTATTTTTTTGAATGGGTTATTAATATTGTCAAAAATTTTATCAAATGATGGCGGTTCATTACAAGGTCCCACATCAAATATAAGATTAACCCCCAAACAAATCCAATAAACCAACCAAGCAATTGTACCATATACAAACCTAAATAAAATTACAAATAATGGCCAAATAAAAGCTAGTATATGTAAAATAGGGATAAGTACCAATAATATATAATAGTTTATTGGTAAAAATATGTTTAATAAAAACACAAAAAAGTCAAAACTTTGAACACCGTCAGTTGCCGGGTATTTATTATTTTCACTAGCACATGATGAATCAGTAATTTCTTTAATACCAATAAATTTAGACCTGTTAAATCCTTTTTTATATTGGTCGTAATGTTGTGATACAGTGTAAACTTTATTGTAGTCCATTTCATAGAACGTATCTTTACACGCTATCGCATCATCTTGATTTGTATACCCACTCCAATCAGTTCCAAAATAATAAGAACCTATAAATTTTTTATAATTCGTATCATTAGTATCTACAATATAAGCAGGGTCATCATCAGCAGTCATCCATCCATATTCTTTGATGTTAGGAACCAAAAAGTAACCTCTTCTAATTTCTTCAGTTTCAAAACTTGTTGGTTGTGTGTATTTTACTTTGAATCTATATTTTCCTTTTGTCGGAATACCAACTGTTGGGTCTTGACTAAATACTTGTTCACCAAATTCATTTGTGACAACATAATTCAAATTCATAGGAACATCCAAAACCCAAGTACCATCACCATCAATAACTTTACCACCTTGTGGTAATGCACCTTGTTCTAATATAGGTCTTCCTTGAGTATCTTGAAATATTGTTTGTCTAACACTAATTATTTCACCAGGTCCTACAGATAAGTTACAAAGATTACCCATATCTCTTGGTGGTTTACAATTCTTTTCAACCGCTTCATCATCAATACCCGTAACCAAAGAACCCATGAATATAGCACTTGGTTGAATATTAATTCCAACACTTCTTAAATCAAAATCATTTCTTGCAATGTTAATTTGACAAACTTCAGGTTGACCCCAAAATGGATTAACATTTACACTTTGATTAATATTAACAATTTGTGGTAACGAATATAAATTTGTTGATGACTTAAAATTAACACCATCTAATTGTTCGGCAGTTGCCCTACCCATACGAATTAAATCTTGTGGTGATTGTGAGAAAGGACCAATGTTTGATAAGTCACAATCCATGACTAACGTGTGAGCCCCAACAGGAACCCCCATAATCATATAGTCACCACTTCCATTTGTCTTTACGGTGAATTTGTAATACTTGTCGTAAACTTCAATAATGGCTGGATTTGTTAGAACATCAGTTCTTGTCGGAAAAGTTCCTGTAGGAATGTGACCAGTGTATTGTTGGTCGTATGGTAATAAATTATATCTGTAACCATCTTCATTAACATCTGTTAATGATGTATATGGATATAATGTTGATATTACTTCATTGTTGGCATCGTCTTCTGACAAAGGTACAAAAACAGAAACCCTCACGTTTGGTACACCGTATCCACCATTAGCAACTACACGACCAACAACAACACCATAATCAGCACACATTCTTGTGTAAACGTCTTCTGACCTTACCTTTAATGATAATATTTCAAGTTGTTCGAAATCTTGGTCTAATTGAACGTTAATTTCTCTATCGACCCCGACCTGCGTTTTTAATCTAATTGTTTCAGGCATCCTGTTCTTTTATTGATAAATAGTTTATACACTATTTTCTAAATAATAAGAAGGGATAATATAAAATAAATCATCAACTAAATGTAGTTGTCTGATAATTCTTAACTCGAACAACAATATCTTTAGATGGGAACCTTATTTGGTAGATTTGACTTGGTTCGGCAAATATTGTGTTATCGGTTAATGAAATTTTCTTTGTTGCCTCATCTGAGTATGGCATCGATGTTTGTGATGAACTATATTGTCCACCAACTTTTCCGTAAATTGAGATGTCCGTCAAACTGACAACACCATTTTCGGCTTGGATAAGTCTACTTAATTCTGATAGAACAATGTTCTCCCCTAATCCTCTTACCGCAGGACTAAAGAATGTGGTAACCCTATCAATAACATTTGAAATTACAACACCTGAGTTTTGTGTTGAATCTAATACGATAGATACTTCAACACCCAAATCAATAACCTGAGCACTACCAATGGTAACGTAATCATTAATCATTCGGTAGTTGGATAAATATTCTGCCAAATTTTGTTTTAATGTTTGTGAAACATCCGAAGTTAAAGTACCACTTGCATCATATGATAAAACCTGAACATTAATTTTGTTATTATTTTCGGTAATTGATACTTTGGCAGGTGCACCAAACTCACCAGGCATGTTTCTGATAATTGCCTCATAATCATGAATCGTTACCGCTCTGTTTTGAGCCGCAAAGTTAAATGTGACATAATTTCTAACTTCTTCAGTTGACGGATAACCCGCTCCACCAATAGCCGCAGTTATGTTATTACAAACTAATGAGTTAATAACTTGGTTGTTTATTATATCAGATGGACCGACAACTGAGAAGTCAACAGCACCGATTTGTGTAATTGTATTCACACCCAAGTTTGTTGCCAAACCACCACCAATTCTATATTGAATAAACATTGTGGTATTTGCTTGTGGTGTATTACCCAAAGACATTGAGTTGTTTTGATATCTTTGAATTTTCAAAGGAACATCCAAAGTTGTGAATTGTCTTAATTGGTCTTCAGCAGTATTGGTTCCTCCACCAAAAGTAATTTTCATAAAACCTTCAGGTGTATATTCTGTAATAAATCTATCTTGTGTTTGAATGTAAGTTCCAACTTTAATCGCTGGGTCATCAGATGGTTTTGATGGGTCGGCAATAAACACTCTATCCTCAGCAAGAGCTGGTACTTCATACCATCTACCCGCAGCACTTAAGAATTCCTGAGCTGTTGGTACGTTTGAGTAAGCGGTACCTTCTCTCTGAATAATTGATGTTACACCCAATACGTTTTTTTCAGGTAGGAAAAATTCAAAGAAAGGTCTCACATCATTTGGTGTTATAACTCTTTTGAATACCTTTGTAATACCATTAACTACAGTTTCTCTTTTTGTGATTGTATAGTTAATAAGGTTATTGTTGGCATCAAAATTTGGTATCTTTAATCTGTTTGGAAAACCATCTTGGTTAAATGGTGATGCAAAGTTAATATCATAAATTGTTTCAAATACTTGTCCCGCACCATTAACTTGACTACCACGTCTTAAGATACCCAAGTATCTTTCATCTTCTTTATCACCAAAAGCTGGTACCGTAATTGAAAAGTCAACCAAGGCTACTGATGGTCTTTGACCAGGTATTTTTAATCCATAAGTTCTTGCAATGTTATAGATTGATGAACGTTGTTGTGCGTATTGAAGAACTGTTTCTTGAATACTTCTATCAATATGATAATGTAAGTTATCTGCAACGGCTGCGTTCAAATCCAAAAACACAGAAAAAACCGAAGCGTCATTGAAGTTGTCAATTAATTCTGGATAATACGTTCTCGTATAATTGATAAGTTCCTGACGAATTGCTTGGAAATCTCTTACCGTGTATGAAATTTTTCTTTGAGCCATTTATGTTAAATATTGATAATAACAAAATCTTTTGAGTTGAAAACATCATTACTGATAGAATAATCAATTCTCACTTTTGCAGTATATTCAGATACGTTCTGATTTGGTATGGTTAATTCGGGATTTATTACGTTTCCCGCAGTAGTTGCAGTTTCACCAGCCGCCTCAGTTGTTGGTGCTGTAATTGAAATATTTGTTAATTGTAATTGAGGCATATACTTCTCAACAGAATCCCTAATTTCAGATTCAATATTTCTAAATGTTGGTCCGTCCAATGGTTCAAAAATATATTCATACAATCTTGTACCAAAATCTGGTAGGTAATATCTTGACCCTTTTCTTGTTAATAATAAATG